CTTGGCAAAGCCGCCAATGGTGGTGATGGCGGCACGCTCCAGCTGGCGGTCGATGAGCTTGTCATACTCCACGCACACGTCGCTGCCCTCCACCATCTCCAGGGCGTAGCCCTTGTCCAGACCGATAAGGGTGCCCTCGGGCAGGGCGGAGCAGCGCAGCAGGGTAGCGCCCAGGGGGGTGGTCAGCTTTCCGGTGCCCTGGAAGTTCAGGCCGGTGAGGGGATTCTGGAACTCGGGCAGCTTGAGCAGCTTGAGCATCATATCGCCGGACACCAGCAGGGTGTTCATCTCGTAGGGGTCGAACTTGGCCCAGAAGTTCAGCAGATCATCATAGGTCAGATTGCCGGAACTGGCCACCTTCACCACCTCGGCGGCGTTGTTGTTGCCGTCGCCGTGGATGAGGACGTCCACAGCGTCCTCCAGATAGGCCCGGGCGATGTTGGCGCCGATCTGGCGCAGGGTGACGGAGAACAGATCCAGCTTCTGGTAGCGGACGGCCTCATAGCTGGCCACCAGCATACGGCCCCGCTTGCGCAGCTGGATCAGGTTGCTCTGCACCTTGATGGTGGTGCTGGGGATGGCCGCGCCCTCGTCCACCAGACGCAGCTGCTTGTCGTCGCCGCCGGACTCGGCGGTGATGGAGCGGTAATCCATGCCGTCGAAGCGGGTGACGGCGGCAGTGATCTGGGGCAGAATGTTGCCCTGCTCCATGCCCTGGCGCACGCAGCGGGAAATGTACTCGGGGAAGAGAACGGCGGACTCGGCGGTGCGGAAGAACTTCTCCACCACGTCGCTGCCCGCGCCCTTCACCTTGATGTCAAAGCGCTTGAGCTGACGCTGAAAGGCGTCCATACCCTCCAGACTGGTGCCCTTGTACTGCTCGCTGGGATCCATGGACTCCAGCACCTGGGCAAAGGTGCTGCCAGCCTGACGGTACATACCCTTGTCCAGCTTCAGATTGTCATAACGATAGGCCATGTGTACATCCTCCTTTTCTTTTACAGACAAATGACCGCGCCGGTGTCAGAGGCGCTGACCACCAGGGCGGCCACGCCGCCGGAAGTTACCTTCTTCACGCCGCCCTTGCCGTCGGCGGCCAGATTGACCCAGCCCAGGGTCAGGGTGCCGGTGGTGCTGACGGTGAGGAAACCCTTCACCTGAACGGCAGCCATGCCCTTGCGGGGCTGGAATGCCATGCCGCAGAAGGCGTCGCCGTCACTGCAGGGGCCCACGGTGCCGCTGCCGGTCACCTTCACCACCTGGCCGCCGCCGACGCCCTCCTCAGCGGCAAAGGTTGCCACCACCGCGCCAATGTCTTCAAAGGAAATCTTGCTCATACCATTACCTCCTTAAATTTATCAGAGTAGGGCGGGGGCTTGCCCCCTCCGCTCTCCTCAGATCAAAAACGCCTCATCCCAGCTATGTCGTAGGGGCGGGCCTCCGCGCCCGCCCGCCAACACCGCACTCCCTCCCGTAGGGCCCGATGCCCTCATTGGGCCGCCCGAACCAGGAACGCAGCGGGCGCATCGTGATGCGCCCCTACGCAATGAACGGCAATCCCGTAGGGGCGGCCTTTGGCCGCCCGCCATTCTGCATCAGATCAAAAACGCCCCGTCCCGCTCATCCCGGGCGGCCCGCTTCTCTCCATACTCCAGCTGGGGCTTCAGGGGATACCGCTCCCCGGCCCGGCGGCCCCAGGCCTCCTTCATGTCCAGCAGCTCCTTCCGTGAGGCTTTGTCCGCCATGCCCTTCAGGGTCTCTCCCTCCAGGCCCAGACCGGCCAGCAGGCCCAGACGAACCACCTCGCCCTTCAGCTCCTCCAGACAGGCCCGGCCCAGGGCGGCCTCCTCCTCCAGCCGCTCCAGCTCTTTGGCGCAGCCGGGATGCTCCAGGGCCAGCGCCTTCAGCGTAGCGCAGCCCCGGCCCGCGCCCTTCACCACCCCGGCGGCGGGCTGGGCAGGCACCGCCACAAAGGAAAACTCATAGGCGTCGCTGGCCCCCTCCAGACTGGCGTAGCACAGCTTGCCCTCGTACTCCCTGCCCTTCTCGTGGCCGCAGGCCTCCCTGTGGAAGTCGGCTCCGCAGATGGAGCAGTTGGCCCGCTCCACGGCGCAGCCCACGCTGACCTCCTTCTTGATGCCCCCTTCGATCTCCGCGATGAGGTCGCGGGTGCTGTCGGTGCGCACCATGTAGGCATAGCCCTTCAGCCAGCAGTAGCCGTCCCCGGCTCTGGTGATCCTGTTGGGTTCCCGCACCACCTCCGTCTTGTAAATACGGGCGGCCTGTCCCCTGGCCGACCACTGGTGGTCAAAGATGCCGCTCTTGCCCAGAAACAGTCCGGCCAGCTCCTCCAGGGTCTGGGGTGCGAACCGCTCCCCGTCCCGATCCACCTCGTTGTCGCACAGGCGCACCGAGAAGGTGTACACCTCCTCCGCCCCCAGCTCCTTCCGGGCCAGGGCGTTGATGAGGGCCATATCCTCCCCGCTCACCGCGATCTCCTGTCCCCCCAGGGACTCCTTCACGATTTTCATACGCTCTCCTCCTTCAATGCCTCCGCCTGGGCCCGGTAGAGCTCCGCTCTGGCCTCCTCCACCAGATCCTGGAGGTTGATGACGTCCCATTCCATCTCCACCCGGTCGTCATAACCGTGGAGCCGCAGCCACAGCTCAGCCACCCGGCACAGCACCGGCTCCACACTGCGGCGGATGGCGGCGATCTCGCTGGTGAGCAGATCGGCCTGTTGGGCGCTCATCCGCTCGGTGGAGGACCAGGACAACCCCAGCATGAAGGGAGGGATGCCCGTCCTGGCCACCAGCTGCTCCAAAATCTGCCGCACGGGCACCTGACTGTCCAGCACGGGGCTGTCAGCGCCGATGACCTTGATGTCCACGTCGCCCACCGCCACAAAATCCCGGACAGCACCGCCCCGACCCGCCTCCATGGCCGCCGACCACTCCTGGGCGATCTGACTGCACCGCTCCTGGGCAAAGGCTCCCTCGCCCTCCCCGGGCTTACACACCACGGCGAAGCGCAGGTTGCCCGCCCGCTCCCAGTTCTGGCCGGTGGCCTGGTAGATCTTCAGCAGGATCCCCGCCAAAAAGGGCATGGAGCGCAGCAGGGATACCCCGCAGGGGTGATCCCCCGTGGGCTGAAAGGGAGTGAACAGCAGCAGCTCCTGCCAGGGCAGCTCCTCCGGCTCTCCCACCTTTCTGCGGCACAGACGGAAGTCCAGAGGGCTGTCTCCCTCCTTCACCTCCACCTGCTCCGGGTCGGCGCACAGCAGGGCGGCCACCTCCCGGCCGTCCCCGGTGAGGACGATCTCCCCCAGACCGTGTCCGCAGGTGAACAGGTCGTCCAAATACCGATCCAAAAAGGACTGCACGCCCCGCTGGCCCCAGCCGGTGTCCACCGTTTTCCAGAACCGCTCCAGCCCCTCCTGGGCCCTGGGACTGACGCACCGGGGCGTCACACCGCCGCACAGCCGCACCAGCTTCCAGATGGCCGCGTCCAGCAGAGGCACCCCCTCCCGGATAGTCCGGTACAGGGCCACCTCATTGCCCCCCAGGGGTGCGTACTGTTCCAGCGCCCCAAAGGGGTGGCAGTTTCCCTGCCGCACCTGGACCATCGGTGCGGGAACCTCCCTTCGTTTTCGTTCCAACCACTTCATCTTGTCCCCTCCATCCATGATTTCGTAGGGGCGGCCCCATGTGGCCGCCCGCTTTGCCGCATCATATTCCCACCGGGTACTCCCAGCGGCACGGTCTTTGCGCCAACGACGTAGGGCGCGAGAAGGTGAATTGACCAACGGTCAAGAGAGGCTGGCCTGGGCCACGACCCGGCGCGCCGTTTCACACGCCCTCGCCATACCTCTCCCTACCCCGTAGGGCGGGGGCTTGCCCCCGCCGCATCGCTTCCCCACCTCGTAGGGGCGGCCCCATGTGGCCGCCCGCCATTCTGCATTCTGCATTCTGCATTTCAAAACCCTCTCCGCTCCACGCTCCCGGCAAAAAATCCGCTCTGCGCCTTCCCCGCCACCGTGGCGGCAAAGTACCGGATCTCGTCCATGGCGTGGTCGTGTGCTCCCCACCCGGCTCACGCCGGGCGGGGCCCCCGCTCCTTTAAAATCCTCGGGCGAAATGAATTCGCCCTGCGGAAATTCTCCGGGCCGCCGGCCCTCCGAATTTACGGCGCTTACCGCGCCGCCCCATCTGCGATGGGGCCCCAGAACACGCCCCCGCCATGGAACCGGCGTTGCTGTGCCGCCCGTTTTCCGTTTAAAATATTTTCCGCTCCACGCTCCCGGCAAAAAATCCGCTCTGCGCCTTCCCCGCCACCGTGGCGGCAAAGTACCGGATCTCGTCCATGGCGTGGTCGTGTTCTTTTCTCACCCGATCCTGTCCGTCTCCCCGCTCCTCCCACCGGTAGAGGGAAAACTCCCGAATGGCATCCTCGCATCCCCTGCAAATGACCAGCTTCCCTGTTTTCAGCAGCCGCGCGGTGAGCCGAATGCCGGACAGCACCTCGTTGTCCGCCTTCCGCACCCGCCATCCCCGGCGGCGCAGGGTCTCAATGAAGCTGGCCGCCGAGGGGTCGGCCACCACCGCCCGGATGTCCCTTCCCCCGGCCAGCTGGGCCAGGGCGTCGGCATATTCCTCGTCAGTCTTTTGCTTTCGTGCGGCCCGTGCGTCGTAGTAATACTCCGCCACCCGGTACCACACCCCATCCTTTCCGCCCCACAGCCCCATGGACGTGGGGTTGACGGTGCCGTAGTCGCAGGAGATGTACCACTCCTCCAGCCCTTCCGGGGTCTCCTGTATAAAGCTCTCGTCGAAGAAGTCGTACACCCGCCCCTCGGCGGCCACCCACTCCCCCAGCACGAACCGCCGGTAGAAGGTGCCCTCAAACAGGGTCTTGTACCGCTCCAGCACTTCTGGGGACAGCCCCGGGTTGTCCTCCATGGAAAATTGAAGGCGCAGGGCCTTTTTCTCCTCCGCCTTTAAAATCCACTCCCGGTAAAACCAGTGGGCAGGGGACTCCGGATTGCAGGAGAACCACAGCCGGCTCCCCGTCACCGAGCACCTTGCCACCGCCTGCTCCACAAAGGACTGGGGCATCAGGGCCACCTCGTCCAGCAGCACCCCCGCCAGGGTGATGCCCTGGATGAGGGCGGCGGAGCTCTCGTCCTTGCCGCCGAACAGATAGAAGGTGTTGCTCCGTCCCCCCAGCCTTACCTTTAAAGTATTCCGCCCGGCCCTCTGCTCGCAGCGGAAGCCCATCCCCTCCATCAGGGGGATCAGCTCCTCCAGCAGATTGCGCCGCACCGACAGGATGGTCTTGCCGCACAGGGCAAAGTTTTTCCGCTGGAAGGAGCGCATGGCCCAGCAGAAGAAGGACAGGCCGGTGCACAGGGTCTTTCCGCTGCGCACCGCTCCGTCACAGATGATGGCCTGCTTCCCATAGTCCGGGGAACCGGGCCGCCACCAGGTCAGTACCCGCCGCTGCTTCGGGGAAAACACCAT